CGACCCCCGCGCAAAATGAAAGGAAACTATGCAAAAACCACAATCACTACCTGTAGAGTTTGATCAGATACCGTTTGAGCTTAAAAAGATACCCCGTTGGGTCATGTGGAGGTTCGTTGAGATTGGTGAGGGGACCAACCGCCGATGGGCCAAGCTCCCGGTTCAGGCCAATATGCACGCGGCCAGCAGCACCAACCCAGACACTTGGACAGACTTTCTAAGTGCCCAGAATGCGTATCAGGAAGGCAAATTCGATGGCGTTGGGTTCGTTTTTGATGGGTCAGATGGCCTTGTTGGAGTTGACCTTGATGATTGTTACTCTGGAGGCCAGTTTACGGTCCCAGAAGCGGCCCAAATAGCCGAGTCAATACCTGGGTACATGGAGGTCTCTCCGAGCGGCACAGGGGTCAAAATATTCACTCTGGCAGACATCCAATCAGCGCACGTTGACCACGATAAGGGCCTTGAGGTCTATCCGCGAGGAAGATACTTTACCGTCACTGGGCGCGTTCTACGGACAGGCATTCCATCGTCACCGATTGATCTGTCCCCATTTATCCCTGAGCGCACTATGCGTGTGACCGGGGATGCGTTTGCTGACTATACTCCGCCGGTGGCTGAGTATGACGTATCGCGGGTGGAGAGTGAGCTGCTCGACCATTTGGACCCAGACTGCGGGTATACCGAATGGCTGAAGGTGGGCATGGCGTTGCATCATCAGTTTAACGGTGACGTGGAAGCCTGCGAAGCGTGGGACCGCTGGTCCGAGAAGGCAACCCGCCCCGGTGCGTATCACCCCGGGGAGTGTTCTAAGAAATGGGACACGTTCACAAAAGGCAAAGGAGCCACTCTGCGCTCGATCATCTTCGAGGTTAACCAGACAAAAAAGCAAGATGCGCTGGCTAGAGGTGAGATTATCCTTGACCCGGCGCCGCTCGATCATGCCAAAGAGTACCTTGATTCTGAGCACACGAACGAAGAGGGCACGACACTGGTCCACTATGCGTCTGAGTTTTTCAAGTACACGGGCAACTGCTACGAACCGGTAGAGGATGCGACGGTAAGGTCCAAAATGTATAACTTTCTGGACAAGTGCAAAAAGACGGACCGTAAGGGAAACATGATTCCGTTTGCACCGACACCGCCGGCAGTGAGCGCAGCCATCGATGCACTGCAGGCAGTGATTCACTTGCCGCAGGCGGCGCATACAGCCCCACCGGTTTGGTTGGAAGGTTTTGGGCGTAACATGCCCGAGGCGTCCAAGCTGATCAGTCTGAAGAACGGGCTGTTTCATCTCGAGGACTCGGTGCTTCTGCCGCACACTCTCGGATTCTTTACCCAGAACAGTCTACCGTTTTCGTATGATCCGCAGGCGCAGTGCCCGGTGTGGGAAGAGTTTTTGCAGCAGCTCTGGGGCCGCGACCCCGAGTCTACTGAGACGCTGCAGGAGATCTTCGGTTATGTGCTGTCTGGACAGACTGATCAACAGAAGTTTTTTAACATCATCGGACCGCGTCGTTCAGGAAAGGGCACGATCAACAAGGTGCTGGTTGATCTGCTTGGCCAACATAATACTGTAGCGCCAGAACTAGGAGAGTTATGTGACACATTCGGATTACAACCATGGCTTGGCAAGTTACTTGCATCGTTTACGGACGCGCGTGCGCCGGAGAGGAATCGCTCTGCTGTTGTTTCTCAGCTTCTGCGTATTGTTGGTGGCGATACCGTCACTGTAAACCGCAAGAACAAAGAAGCCTGGAACGGCTACCTGCCAACACGACTGATCATTTACTCAAACGAAGTTTTGCAGCTCACTGAGAACTCAAACGCTCTCACAGGCCGCATGATTGTTTTGAAGATGACTAACTCATTTTACGGCCGCGAAGACACTCAGCTGTCCACAAAGCTAAAGAGTGAGCTGTCGGGCATATTTAACTGGAGCATGGTTGGCCTGCGCCGCAGGATGGAGCGAGGTGGTAAGTTTGTTCAGCCGACATCGGGCACGGACCTGTTGCGGGTTATGGAAGAGCTTTCCAATCCGTTGGGATCGTTTTTTGATGACGTTCTCATACTAAATCCGGAGGGTGAGGTTTCTAAAGACGATCTGTACCATGTCTTTAAGAAATGGTCCATGAATAAGGGACTACACCCAGGCACCGACCTGACATTTAAGCGCAAATTTCTGGCCGCGACGGGCGATAAGCCCATCACCGCGACAGAGAACCGCTCGAACGGCAACCGTGTTCAAGTGTACCGAGGCATTAAACTTACAGCCAAGGCCCAGCAGTATGCCGACAGCGTTAGCGACACCATGATGGGAGAGGAGATATTTTGATAGTCGGAATAGGATCAGACATTGTTAGCATTGACCATGTAGGCAATTGCTTTAAGAAACAGTCCTGGGCGTTCGTGCACAGGATTTTGGGTAAGCTTGAGCTTGACTACTTCGCGCAGATTTGCGATAACCGCGCAATGTCGGTGAGCTACCTGGCTCGCCGGTTCGCGGCGAAGGAGGCCGCGCTGAAGGCGCTGGGAACGGGCATCACCCCGGAGATGGACCTGAGAGACGTTCAGATACTGAACGACTTCAAGGGTAAGCCCGAGCTGCACATAGAAAAGCCCGGCTTGTTTCCAAATCGCGCGCACGTTACAATCACGGACAATCACCGCGACGTTGTCGCGTTCGTCCTTATCGAATCAAAATAAAGGAGAATCAAAATGTCTGACCAAATAAGCTACGCGTTTCCGTCTGAGAACGACCAAAAAAAGCAGTATCACTACGTTAATAAAGGCATGACTTTGCGCGACTATTTTGCGGCCAAGGCAATGCACGCTTTGATATCAAGAGGTGATACATCACCAAACGCAAACGCTGTATTGGCACATGACGCATATCGGATTGCTCAAGCCATGTTAGACCAAGCAACGTGTTACGAGTACAAATAACTATGGACATGCACCCATCTGGCATGACCCAGGAGCGCTGGGACTGGCCGTTCAAAACAGACGAGGAGCGCAAGCTCGTCGTGAAGTACTACAAGAAGCAGGGCAAGGTAGACCCGGTTCAAGAGTACGGGGAGGCTCCGCTATGAGCATCGTGGGACGAATCGGGAAGTGGACATCGAGGGCCGCGATTGAGGAGGCGCTTCAGCACGTGGGCGACGAGGACCCGGTCATCATCGTCAGCATCAGCAGGTCCGACCAGCAGATGCGCTATTGGACCGCGAACAGTAACAACATGGAGGCTAACTGGATGGCGGACAACATTAAGGACGACGTCATGGGAGGGCGGCTATGAGCAAGGCTGAGTACTATGATGATGAGGACGACGACATTCAAGTTTACAAAGTATCGCGGCCTAATGTGTCTTACACCGGAAACGGGACTGCAACGACTAAAGGAGAAGAACACATGACCGACGTCGTAAACCACCCGCCGCATTATAAAGCCGGCGGAATTGAAACGATAGACTTCATAGAGTCAAAGCAACTTGGATATCATCTTGGAAACGTAGTGAAATATATCAGCCGCGCTGGTATCAAGTCACACTGTCCGATTGAAGATCTGAGAAAGGCGCAGTGGTACTTAAACCGTTATTTAGAGCTCATGGAGAAAAATAAATGAACCTGGTAGAAAAGCAATATATTGTTACAAACGGCGGAGCCGGGGAATTCTTACTCTGGATGCTGCTCGTAATTGTAATCGGAATCTTAATCGGCATGAGGGAGGACAAAAATGGCAGAGGCAGGTAAGGGATCACGGCATCGCCAGGTTAACAAAGAGGCATTTGAGGCTGGCTGGGATCGCATATTTGGAAACCCCAAAAAAGATCTTGAGTCACCCTGTGTCGAAATCTGTCAGTTTGATTATGTAAAAGGCGTTTGCATCGGTTGTCATCGCACGTTAGATGAAATAGGCGAATGGATAAACTGCGGCAGCGAAGAAAAGAAACGTATTCTGGCAAACGTTGAAGAAAGGAAAAAACATGTCGGGCTATAACATTGAAGTAGATGTTGAGTTTGTTGAAAAGATAGTACGTAACGAGTTGAAACGTGACCTGGCGATGTTTAGAGAAGAGTTAGAAAAACCCAGCTCAATACCTATGTATGATAACGACCCCGTTGAGAACGCCAAGAAAATAGAAAAGACTATCAAGGCATTTAAGCGCGTATTAGAATTTTACGGAGATTACAATGCCTAAAAACTGGGGCTATTACCACGTAGACTGCGGGCATTTTCCGTCGCAGATCAAGCTGTGTTTTTCCAACGAGACGTTTCAGCGAGTGTTAAGAGACCATGGCATTACAGAAAAGGCAACTGCACTGGACGAAGGTATTGCTGAGACGCACTACCTGACCGACGGAAAGCATGCCGTTATCATCATGGCATTTGATTTGGCAGAGTGCGTTGAAGAGGACCCGGCGTTTCTGGCCGGTGTGATCGCACATGAGGCAACACACTGCGTGTGCCGCATATTCGAGCACATCGGAGAAGCTCCAGACGAGATTGGCGAAGAGTCACGCGCGTATCTAACTGAGCATATCGTCAAACAGATCACTACCGGGATCAACATGGAGATCCAGAAAAATGTTAGAAAAGAGCATAGAACAGCATCTAAGCAAAAGAGTAAAGGAGCTGGGAGGCCTGAGTCTAAAGTGGATCAGCACAATAACGGGAGTCCCGGATCGGATTGTGTTTCTGAAAAATCAAATACACCTGGTCGAGTTAAAAACAAAAACAGGCGCGCTATCAAAAAGGCAGCAATTAGTGTTCGCTCAATTAGCCGAGTTAGGACATCCGGTAACCGTATTGAGGTCTAAAGAGGACGTTGATCAGTATGCGGAAAAAATACTATCAGATCGAAATGGATTACCGTAAAACAAAACGGGGCTTCATAACTCGACTTATTGGGAACGTAAGACGTAGATGCAGAGAACAGCAAATTGCATATGACTTGGATGTTGACTATTTACTTTCAATAGCCTCAGACAAGTGCCCTGTATTTAAGACGCCGTTTATTTGGTCCCAGGGTAACGGTTACAGCCCGGAGGGTCCTTCTTTGGACAAAGTAATACCGACACTTGGATACATAAAAGAAAACGTTGTGTTCATATCCAGAATCGCAAACACAATAAAACAAAACGTCACGGAAAAAGAACTATACGCTGTGGCCGACTGGCTGCACGACAAGAGAAAGGAAGTATTAAATGCTTTACAAATCACAGATGCACAAATACCAAAAACAAATGGTCGCACAGTCAAAAAGAACACCGCACATGGGGCTTTTCATGGAACCAGGTCTCGGAAAGACTGTGACGGCTCTCAGCATTATCAGGGAGAACTCTTCGGGGAGGACTTTGGTGATAGCTCCCAAGAGAGTGGCGGAGTCAGTATGGGCACAAGAGTGCCAGAAGTGGGATCACCTGGAGGAGCTGCGTATAGTAAAGCTCATGGGCACACCAAAGGAGAGGCTTAGTGGGCTCTACACGTTCGACGCGGACCTGTACATCATCAACGTCGACAACGTGCCCTGGCTGGTAGAAAACTGGATGCCAGGTCTTTTTGAGAATTTGATAATCGACGAGAGCTCTCGTTTCAAAGACCCCAACACAAAGCGATTCAAAGCAATCAAGAAGATTGTCGGAGATTTTAAGCGGCGACTCATTCTCACAGGCACACCGACACCGCAAAGTATGGGAGATCTGTGGGCGCAGGTCGGCATATTGGATCGCGGCGATAGACTAGGGAAAACCCTAACATCATTTCGCGACACCTACATGTACGCCGCGGAGAGGAACAGGCACACCAATGTTGTGTATAAGTGGGCAGTACGTCCGGGCATGGAACGTCAGATTCAGGATCGCGTTTCTGACATATGTTTCAGTCTGCGCGCCGAAGATTATTTGACCCTGCCACCCCTGACAAAGTTGTACCATACATGTACAGTTTCGTCCGAGGTTATGAAGAAGTACAAACAATTACGTAAGGAGATGGTTAGTGAGATTGATGGAAAAGAAGTTACAGCAGTCTCGGCTGCGGCGCTTGCGAATAAACTGCTTCAATTCACGAGTGGCACGATTTATACCGACGAGGGTGAGGCTGTCTCCCATGATGACAAGATTGAATTCCTGGAGTCTCTGGTTGAGGAGAACCCTCACCCAACTCTGGTCTTCTATCACTACAAGACAGCACTGAAGAAGCTCAAGGAGCGCTTTCCCGAGGCCCAGGAGCTGTCAGACGACAACTTGGATATGTGGAGAGCAGGCAAGATCAAGATCATGCTGGCGCACCCGCAATCGGGCGGCATAGGGCTAAATTTACAGTGCAACGAGGGACAGATCGCCCAGGTTGTATGGTATGATTTACCCTGGAGCTCGGAGAATTACATCCAGGCCAACGCCAGGGTGTACAGGCAGGGCCAGGAGAAGCCAGTGATCATACACCACCTGCTGCTGGAGAAGACAATTGACGAGCAGGTTGTTAAGGTACTTGAGGGCAAGATAAACGCCCAAGAGGCGCTGATGAACGATTTAAAGATGGAGGTATGATGGACCGCATAGAAATAACAAACGAGATTATCAAGATTGCAAAGCCGGCAGGGATTAACATTGTCAAGGCGACATCTCTCGACCAGGAAACTCGCAGCTTGAACCTGGACAGCTTGGACACTCTGATGTTTACGATTTACCTGGCCGACCTATATGGCATACCGGAAGAAAAGCTCAAGGAGCTAAGCCCGATGCGAGTCACGGAGCCAGATGGCTCACAGCGCCCGAGCATGACCCTTAAGATGATCTTTGACTTTGTCGACAAGCACAAGACCAAGGAGCCAGACAACATGGCTGAGGCGCTGAAGGGTCTGAAGTGAGAATCTTCTTGACTGACTACAGAACGGTTAGCACCACAGAGACTAGTGTCATCGAGGACGCAGTGTACCCACAGCGGGTGCACTGGTTCCCCGAGACCTACCAGCGTACCAAGACTGGACTGTTTCATGTGCCGCAAAAAATAGTTAACAAGGTTGTAACTGAGGATTTGGTTGAGTCTGTTCAATCAAGCAACCAGGGACTAAAGGTTGGCTTTTTATTGGGTGCCGGGTCCCAGGTGTGGGGTACGGGCGGCGTGCCGCTCTACGAGAAGTGTCTAACCAACACCATGGCCCACGCCTACAAGATGGAGATACTAAACGTCACCAACATATTCGGCGCTCGAGTAGCCGCTCAACTTGGTCCGGTAGAGCACATATCTACCGACGCCAGCACGTGCGCTTCTAGTCTCAAGACAATGATGGACGTTCGTCACCTGATAAACCTGTACGGATTTGATCGTGTGATTGTCTTGGCTATGGAAGACTCGATATGCAACATGGTCCTAAACTTTTTTGGAGTGTCAAAGGCAAACATATGTTTGTCTGATGAAGCGGCGGGAGCTGTGCCGTCGGCGTTCGATTCAAAACATGGAGGGTTTTACCTTGGCCAGGGTGCCGTGGTGGCCGTGTTTGATTCGGAGAAGACGGTGCAGAGGTACGACCGTGACATCCATGCAGAACTTCTTGGGGCCTATACGGCCTCAGAGGACAGCACCAACCCACTTGGTCAGAGAGCTGACGGCCAAGGTTACATCAGAGCTATAGAAGGCGCCATGCGCGGATATGGTTTTGATGAGGTTGGTATTATTAAAACGCACGGCACAGGCACGGCAAGCAACAACGCATCTGAAAGGGCGGCAATTGAACACCTATTCCAAAACTTTATCGCTACATCGTACAAGCAGCACATTGGGCACACCGTTGGGGCCAGTGGTCTTCTTGAAACATGCCTCCTCCTCGAAGACATCAAAAAAGGTTTCGTGCCAGCCATCAAAAACAGGACAGATCACGATAGCCGGTATCTCTCTGAACCTCAACCGGCGCCTGGGGGACTCATGCTCTCCCTGGCAGCAGGAATGGGTAATGTGTATTCAGCAGCGCTTTTCGACTATCAAAGAGCATAAGAAGAACTGTTGCGCGGCGCCCCGGCTATCTGATGAAGAGCCGGATTTGATGGAGCAGGAAGACGTCGAGGGCATCTCCGGGCAGACTGTAGAAGGTTGGCTGCCGTGGACTCACGAAGACATGATCGACATTCGCAAAGTGATTGACGAAAAGATGTCAGAAAAGCAGCGAGAAGTTATTGAAACTGCATTGATGGGCGGAAACGCCGCAGACCTGGGGGTGACAGAAAAGTATTGGAGGTATCACTATAAACGTGCAATTGATCTAATTAAAAATGAGATGGGAACATGAAGCACTTCGATAAATTAAACCAGCTTGAAAACATCAGCATAGACCTTTCGGTTTTTGCGAGCGCCGTTCGTGTGATGTCCTATGGGGCTCCGGAGGCTAACAAACAAGACGCGGACAATATGATGTACCACATCACGTCAGAGTTAGACAAGATAAACAACAGGCTAATTCACGTGTTTGATGATTTATTCCAAGCGATTAGAGAGGAGAGTTTAAGTGAGACCAGTAAAAAAACCAAGCGGAATAAGGTTTGATCTTGAGGACGCAATCATGCGCCTTTGGAGCTCTGACCAGGACGTGGAAACCTTATTCAAGTACTACTACGACCGCCAGGGAGAGGTTGACGTTGAGGAAATGGCTAACGCGTTGCTGGGGATAAAGCAGATGATCCAAATTCGTGGAGAGCTTGCGTTTGAGTTATTCGAAAGACTGATAAAGGAAAAGAAGCTATGAACCGTGAGATGAGAAGACTGTTGGCAAAGCAGATGAAGCCCATGAAGGACCCCGTCAAGGAGGCCCAGCGTGTCGAACGAGCCTCGGCCATGACCAAGGTCCTAATCAACCAGGCCCTGGGTACCGTCAAAGCTGCCGATCCAAAGCCCGACACCAGCAAAAAGTCTAGGAAAGGTTTCGGGGCTGTTTTTGGTTGGATTTTGCATAGGTTGAAGTAGGGCACGTCGGGAGACGCCCCTTACTCACCCTATTCCGAGATTGAAAGGAAGACCATGGAAGGCTTCAAAAAAATGCCAAAGATGGCCGGAGGCGGTCAGCCACCCAGACCAGAAGGCACTATCATGCCGGCGCCTGTTCGCCCGTTTAACCCCATGTCACCACCCAAAAAAGAGGGCGTGCGTGGGTCAGGCAAGACCCTGGCCGAGCTCATGGGCAGGGACAAGAAGAAAGAGGGCGGCTCTGCAAAACCCGGCCTCTATGCCAATATCGCAGCTAAGCGTGAACGGATTGAAAAAGGATCCGGCGAGAAGATGCGTAAGCCCGGCCAAGAGGGCGCCCCAACGGCTAAGGCATTTAGAGAGTCGGCAAAGACCGCTAAAAAGTAATGGCAAAACAAAAGTTTGTGTTTAAGCCTGAGATGTGCGACACGCTCATCGACATGGGCAAGCAGGGCGCATCACAAAAGATGATGTGGTCTGAGCTTGGCATCAGCAAGGACGTCGCCGATAACTGGAAGAAGAAGTACCCAGAGTTTTCGGACGCGCTTGGCGTGGCCCTGGTCCACTCCCAGGCGTACTGGGAGCGTGAGCTGCTGGCCAACATAGGGAACCGGGCGTTTAACTCCAGGATCGCGGAGATAGCGCTCCGGGGCCAGTTCCCCACGGACTACAAGGAGACCAGGGAGCAAAAGATCGATGTCAAGGCCGACGTGGTTGTGGACTTCACCGGGGCCGTCAACGACCTGATCTCCAAATTAAAGGAAGCTAAAGAATAGACTTACGTAATTAAAGAATACCTTAGTAGGTTAGTCAACTATTAAACGGGACAGCCCAAAAAGCTGTCCCGTTTTGCATTAGTAGTAATGCAAGCAAACAGTGAACCCAGGAAAACAGGAAAACAGACATGACTGCTCACGCCGTTCTATCCGCCTCCGCGTCCAAGCGCTGGCTAACATGCACTCCCTCGGCCCGTCTCGAGGCCACGCTCCCAGAACCAAAAAGACCCGCCCATAGCTTCGACTATAGCCAGGAGGGCACCATGGCTCACTCCCTGGCCGAGGCTAAGCTTCGCCATCATTACAACCAGATCGGTTACGAGGAGTACCAGAGGGAATACGAGATTATTAAGGCAACACCATATTACAATGAGGAGTTTGAAGAATATGTTGACAACTATGTTTTATACGTCCGCAGCCAGATTGGTGAAGGCGACAGGCCACTTTTTGAGCAGCGTGTGGATTACTCTGACTGGGCTCCTGACGGATTTGGTACTGCTGATGTCGTGGTACTATCGCAACGAAAGGTTCGAGTCATTGACCTCAAGTTCGGGAAAGGCATCCCCGTATCTGCGAAAGACAATTCGCAGCTCCGCCTCTACGCCCTCGGCGCCTGGAGCAAGTTCAAAGAAGAGTACCCGGACATCAAAGAAGTCGAGTACACCATCGTCCAGCCCCGACTCGACAGCATCACAACCGACCAAACGTCCATCACGCGCCTCGTCGACTGGGCAAACTACTTCGTCAAGCCAAAAGCCAAAAAGGCCTGGGCGGGGTCGGGCGAGTTCGTAGCAGGGGACCATTGCGGGTTCTGTCGTGCCAAAGCCACGTGCCGAGCCAGGTCAGACTTTGTGAACGAGATCGCGTCCCTGGAGTTCAGGGAGCCTGCGCTCCTGAGCGACGAAGAGATCGAGGTGGTATTTTCCCGATCAGGGCATTTGAAGTCGTATGTTAGCGATCTTGAGGCTTTCTTTACCGAGCGGGCAATAAACCAGGGTGTTACTCCGCGGGGATACAAGCTCGCACCATCCAAAACAAACCGAAAGATAAGCGACGAACCACTGGCCAAAACTGTTTTGCTTGACAAAGGTTTCAAAGAGGAGGACATTATGGAACCGGCCTCCCTTAAATCAATTGCAAAACTGGAGAAGCTGGGTAAAAAGGGCCACATTGTTGATCTACTATCATCGCTCATTGTGAAGCCTGAAGGCACACCAAAGCTGGTGAAAGATGACAACTCAGCGCAGGAGGATTTCAAGTGAGCAGACGAGAGCAAATAGCCAACAATTACGTTGGCGGAGATGACTTTCTATTCATGGACCCAGAGTACTTCGACGAGGCCATTATAGGCGTGGCAACAAGCTCCATCGGCATGATGGCCATAGCTTACAGCGAGCCCAAAATTATTGAGCTTCTAATCAAGCACGACAGGATGACCCCAGATGAGGCGATGGAGCACTACCAGTTCAACATCCTTGGCGCGTACATGGGAGAGAACACCCCTGTGTACATCGACGACTCGGTGCTAGAATGAGCCCTCATATATTTTTAAGCTTGGTCGGTCTTATGTACATCTTCACGATGTTTTCCTACTTTAAGATCCGCCGCATAGGAATGGCCATAGCATTTATAGGCTATACTATCGGGCAGATTGGGCTCATAATTGATTCCTTCGAAGTAGGTTCGGGAAGTGATAATTGAAGATATGGGCATGTCTTTTGACATCCCAGAAGAAATGATAGAGGAATATATTGGTGATTTTACTGATATGATGTACCCTTTATCTCGAGGCGATCTTAACTCCATTCGCAACAGCACAATGGTTTTGATTGAAATGCTGAGGAGCAATCCAAATCTTATGGAAAAAGATCGTTTTGTGTTAGACTACGTCAAGGCCCAGGCAATGCGTGAAGCCTTGTCCAGAACCAAGATGTTATATGATGCGTAGTAGCCGGGTCGAGTCGCGCCGGAAAATGCGATTCTTACGTCAAACAGGAGCCTAGTATGGCAAAAGCAGGTACAACTAAATTAGTAACAGGTAAAGTTCGTTTCTCTTATGCACACGTGTTTGATCCGGTCAAAGATGACCAGGGTCGCGACAAGTGGTCTGTGTCGTTGATCATCTCCAAGTCCGACAAAGACACAATTGCTAAGATTAATGCAGCTATAGATGCAGCAAAGGAAGAAGGGAAATCCAAATTTGGAGGCAAGATTCCCGCAGTTCTCAAAGGTGGTCTGCGCGATGGCGATTTGGAGAAACCGGATGATGCACCTTACAAGAATTCTTTCTTTGTAAATGCAAACACCTGGAATCGTCCTGGCGTAGTAGACCAAGACGTCAACCCCATCATCAGCCCTGACGAGTTCTACTCAGGCTGCTATGGTCGCGCGTCGATTTCGTTCTACGCCTACGACAGTAAGGGCTCCAAGGGCATCGCCTGTGGTTTGAATAATCTTCAGAAACTTGAAGACGGTGATAGGCTTGGTGGTGGACCCAGCGCTGCTGACGACTTTGCCAATTAACAAGGAGATTAGTATGTCAAAAGCAGTTAGCTTAGATTTCTCAAAGTTCTTTCCAACCGACCAGTCTTTTGTCGCTGTGAAAGCCCGCGCGTCACAGGGTGATGATTTTTATATCAACCTGGCATTTGGTGATGGTGAGAACAAGGTCACCTATTATGCGAGCGAGCACAACGCCAAAGAGACACTCAAGCAGATGCAGTTCATGCTAGAGGGTTTGGAGAAGAGCATGGAGTTCTTGCAAAAGGCAATCATGCTGCCGGTGTCGCCGGAGGAGATCAACCCCGTATTCAAGTGGTTCGATAACGCCCAGGCCGCAGTAGCTAAGGCCCCGGTTATGAAG